GAAGCGGCAAAAGACAAGGTCTGGACCTCACCACAAACAGGTCTAATCGGACGTACGGCTGACAGGCTCAGGCAATAACGAATGCCATCTCGCCAACCGTGCCATGCCCACGCCATCTGGAACTTCCAGGAAGCTCCTTCTAAAGCGGACATGCGTCTGATTTCCTCTGTAGTCTCCCCTTCGGGCACACGAACAAATTCCTCCAGGTGGAGGACGATGTTGTGTCCTATAGGGGCCTGCGGAGGTTTCACCTCCTCGCTCGACCAACAAGCGAGATTAAAAAGTCGCCCAAGTCTCAAGCTCAGCGATCCACGGAAGCCAAGCTCATGAAGAGTCAATCTAGTTGACCTCAAAGAGCCTATCTTCTTACGGAACCAGACCATACCCGCCCGAAAGCGGATATTACTGGAAACGCCTGCAAGAAACAGGGAGAACTCACGACCGAGAGAAGTCACGAACTCGGACTGGCGTAGACGGCCGAAACGAAGAGTTGGCACGACCCGAAGGTAGCCACCAACTCGACGTAACAGAGTACTGTTCAAAGAACCGTACTCACCGTCCACACTCGTCTTTGTACGCTCGACTTCCAAACCGAGCCCGCCAACTGTCGACATCCATCGCTCCGAGACCTCGTGGGAGGATTGGAACAATATGTCGTCGCCGTTGATCAGACAAGGGATCCGAATTGTCTCCTTCCAACTGAGCCCGCTCGATCGCAAGGACCACAAAAAGGCCAAGCGATTCTGCAAGCAAAGAAGGGGGAAGGACAAATAGGAACCCATCATCTGTCCAATGCGCGGCACGCCCACGTCAAAACGTTCCTTTCCGCCAAAGCCGTCATCTTCGAGCCAATACAAAAAGGGTCGAAGAATCTGCTTAGCGCGTTCACGAACGGACGGTGGGATGATGGACGACGTCGACAACATGGCCTCCACGGCGACTTCAGCTACTTCGATTGACAAATTGTCAGTCGCAGAAGCGTAGTCTCCTGAGGTCAAAATGCCACAGTCGTTGAATCCGGCCCGAGCGAGCATATCATCCGTCACGTCGCCGCGAGCAATCCATCGCGTCTTGCTCAGATGGTCGTAGACCGTCTTATGCAATGGCCGCAATAAAAGCTCGTCGGCAGAAAACTTCGTCAACGGACGAGGCTTGCCAGACGATTGGACGACTATGATCTGAGCCTCGGGTAAAGGGCGG